GAGGCTTCCTGATCGTGTCGTTGCCGATCTGGCGGCGGGAACTCGTGGCCGCACTCGGGACAGGTCGCGTATGCGGCGTGGATCACGGCCTGGCACTGCGGGCATTCCTTGGCTGGTGCGTCACCATCGCCTTGGCCCGGTTCTTTGATTTGCAGATCATCGACCGGACCGTGACGCAGAATGTTGCCGCCAAAGTCGAGCACGAGACAGTCGTCCTTGCCGGGATGAAGTCGGAATCCGCGACCGACCATCTGGTAGTAGAGCCCAGGCGAGTTCGTCGGGCGCAGCAGCGCGATGCAGTCGATGTTCGGCGCGTCGAAGCCCGTCGTGAGCACGTTGACGTTGACCAGGTACTTCAATTCGCCTTTGCGAAATCGCTTCAGCGTTTCGGTGCGGTCGAAGGGCAAGGTCTCGGCATGAACGAACCCGCACTCATGTCCCAGGCTGTCAAGCACACGCTGCACGTGGAGCGCGTGCTGCACGCCGGCCGCGAAGATGAGGACCGACCGGCGATCCTGCGCGTGCGCGATGATCTCCCGGCACGCCGAGCGGACGAGGGAATCATCGTCCATGAGTTGTTCAACTTCGCCGGCGATGAATTCACCACCGCGCAGGTGCAAGCCGGACGTGTCCGCCTTGCGCTTGCCGGCCTTGCTTTTCAATGGACAGAGATAGCCCTGAACGATCAGCTCGCGCACGCCGACCTCGTAGCAGACGTGATTGAGCAGATTATCCGCGCCGCAGATCGTGCCGGTGGTCATGCGATACGGCGTGGCAGTCAATCCGACCAGGCGCACGTTCGGGTTGACTACCTTCGCGTCGGCCAGGAAGGTGCGGTACATACCCTCGCCGTCGGGCGGGATCAGGTGGCAGTTGTGTGCGAGAATGCCATTAGCGAAGTAAGAAGGGTGTCCGGAGACGTGCAAGTTGAACACAACTCGATCGCGCGCTCGTTCGTGACGCGAAACACGGACCAGCCGCTTTGTGCCAGGTAGGTGGTCTTGCGAGAATCTTGAAGACGACGATCCGGCGAATGGTGGCTCCGACCGTCCAGTTCGATGGCGATCATCAAGTCCGGTTGTGCAACGTCGATCTTGAGATGCTTCGGCAGGCAGCGCGAGAGGTAATCCGGGACCGGAACTGCGAATTCCGCCACCCAACCGTCGCCTATCCGTTTCAGCAACTTCTCTTGTGGTTCGGTCAACTGCCCGTTGCCTCCTCGCACTCTTGGCGCATGACCCTTGGCCTTCATAGTGGTACTGACCTTCTCCCGTACCTTCCGCGATCTCATGCAGTTGCTGTGGATCTTGGCACAGGAGATCGAGCAGAACCGCTGCTTCAGCCAGAGACGCTCCTTCTGGATTGTCAGGCTCCCGTCCGGTTGCCGTTTGGTCCACGGACGGAACTCCTGCCCGCAGCATTCGCATGCTTTCAACGCCGAACGCCAGCGAACCGACCTCCAGGGAGCCTGCGGCTCTCCATCCCGACTCGGTGAAGATCGGGTGACTGGCCGTACATGTGATAACTGTTCCATCGGAGTACTCCAGCGTCACAAGGTCGCTCGCCGATCTGGCCGAGGTTGCAAGGACACGCCCGATTCCTGTCGCGGTTTGGACGAACATCCCCGGCTGGACCAGTTCAATTGGCAGCTCACCAGAGGGTGTTGATACGCGCGTTCCGGCGACAAAACACTCGTCGATCATGATCAGATCGAAGCGATCCAACTCCGCGGCGCGTCGATAGACGGACTGAATACCGGCCACGATGATCGCATGATCGGTATCCCGGCTCTTCAGGCCCGCCGAGTAGACACCGATCTGGTTCCATAGGTCCGGCGCCATCGTGTGCAGCTTGTCGACCGCCTGCTCGAGCAGTTCCTTCACGTGCGCGAGGATGAGCACGCGCCCGTTCCATTGCTGAACGGCGTCACGGCAGATCGTCGCCATCACCGGCGTCTTGCCGCCGGCCGTCGGGATAACCACACAGGGGTTGTCATCGCGCAAGCGCAGGTGGTCATACACGGCGTTGATCGATTCAGTCTGATACGGCCGCAGCGTGAATGTGGTTGGCGCTGGTGCCGACAGAACTCCCTGCGTCATGCCGCCACCTCCACGCCGTCGGGCAGGATGCAGCGGTTGTCCATGATCGGGATGGTGTAAAGCGTGTCACTGCGACGCCCGAGGTAGCCGAGAATGAAAGCGTTGACCCACTCGACTGGCCGGCCCGTGCCGTAGAGCGGAATCGGTTTGCACAGGCAACCGGCACTGCGGGCCTGGACGACCTTGCCCGGCGACCAGATGTTCTGAATGATGCAGGCGTCGGCGCGGTGCGTGTGACCGTGGATGACGCTCTTGCCCTGGCTGATCTGAAGGTGGTTCTTCGTGGCGTGACGAGCATAGGACCAACCGTGCACCGCGATGATCCGTGAGTTGACCGCGTAATGAGGATACCGTCCGTCTGCCGACCCGTAGGGAACATACGTGCACTTCGAGCGCCCCTTGGTCAAGCGGATGCGCGGCGCGAGCATGGAGTAAGCGCCACGTCCCTCCGCAGCGACCGCCGCCCATCGGTCGAGCCGATATTCGTGATTACCCTCGACGATGGCCAACCGATCGCAGACTGTCTGGAGACGATCCAGCAGCGCGTTGGCCTCGCGCAGGTCATCGACGTAATCCGTCTCCGGCACGCCGTGCGTCGGCGGATGCGTGGAGAACTGTCCGCAGTCCAGCAGATCGCCCAGGCAGACGATCAGGTCGGGCCGCAAACGCTCGGCCGCGCGACAGAACACCTCGACGGCCCGCGGGTTGTGGTGCGGGATGTGCACGTCGCCGAAGGCCAGCATGGTCTTGCTGTGCGCCTTGGCCATCACTCATCCCCCGCGACCATCGCGGCCGTACGCGCGTAGCCGGCGATGTCGATCAGGTTGTCCCGCTTGTGACGATGACTCTGGCGGGCCAGCTTGATCGCGATCATGCACAGGGGAATGTCCGTAGCCGTGACCTGCTGATCCGGCACCAACTTCGAGCGCAGGATGCCGGTCCACATCAGCGCGGCCCGCTCGAAGTCATCCGCTGGATGGCCGTAATCGTCGCGGCGAGCGCCTTCGGTGATCTTCCGCGCGGTGTCCAGAACGGACGCCGCGCCGCGTTCGGCCGAGTAGGACGTACTCGGCACGTGCGGCATCGGTGTGCCGGACCAGGCGTCGAAGAACTGCAGACCTAGTTCCTTGGCGAGGACGGTTTCCAACGTCGCGCCGGCAGACCGTTCCCAGCCGGGCAGTAGCGCGATCGCATCACACCGCGCCAGCATGGTCATGTCCGCGCGAAGATAGGCTTCACGCGGCAGGTCCGTGCGTCCGCCGAAGTTCTCCGCCGGGTTGGCGACTTCCCATCCAGCCTTGCGGAACTGCTCGGCCGCCGCGTGAAACGCCGGGAAGTTATGATTCTCGTGACCGGTCATCGGACCGGAGATGTAAATGCGTCCGGGCTTGGTCATAGCTCAGTTGTTCTCCGGATTAATCGTGGCGCCGCACAACGGGCAACGGTGCAACGGAAGGTCGTCGAGCTGGATTTCGAGTCTCCCGCCTTTCACGCACTCGCGCCGTCGCGTCACGAGCAGGTCGATCTGACTGTCGTCTTCGTAGACGCCCGCATGCTCGAGCGCGTCAAGGGCGGGTTTTTGCAGATTGTCCAGGTCGCGTCTGCGCCGATCAGGCGGAAACGCATCCATGCACAAGGCGATCCGTCCACCCGACGGCGGCTTCCGAGGGCCGTCCCCGGCCAGGAGGGCGCAGACGTCCTTGCGGTACGTCCGGCCCTCCCGGCTGATCAGCATCCGCCCCCGGAAGTGACGCCAGTAGTGATTGATGCTCGGCGGGTACGGCAGTGTGAACGTCATGCCGCCAGGTCCTCGATGTCATCCACGATCGAATTCATCATCTGCTCACGGCGCCATTGCCAGATAGATTCCAGTTCCTTTAGCGCCGCCTTGCGGCTGGTGAATTCGACCCGTTCGGTCGTATCACGAGTCCAGGCGCAGGGTTCGTTGAGCGAGCCGTAGCCACGCCAGTACTCGAGCTCGACATCACGGATCACCCAGAAAGCGCGCTCTTGTTTCTTGCCCCTGCCGAGATACGTCGTCTCTACGACTTTGACGACCCGCTCGTTGGGGTTCTTGCAGTTCGGGTAGGTCATGACTGCCTCCTCAGCGTTTCCACGGCGGCGTACTGTTGTCGCCGGCGGTCGCCGGCGTCCGCGGCGCGACAGCGTCCTTCTTGTCGTAGCTCTTGATGACGTTGCCCATCTCGTCGGTGTCCTTGCGCTTCTTCAGGCCGACCGTGATGACGAGTGGAAGGTTGTGCAGCTCGACGCTGTCCTTGGGCGCCAGCACACCGACCGCGCGGCAGATGGCCGAGAGTTCGGCCCGCGCGATCTTGACCGCCGTGGTGTTCGGGTTGTCGAGGTTCAACCGCGCCCAGACCATGCGATCCTTGTACTCGCCTTGGATGATCTGGAACGTGAACTCGAGGTACTGGCCGGCGCCCGACTTGGTGGGCTTCATCTCGCTCTCGGTGATCACGGTCAGGTACTTGCCGGCCGGGATGGGCTCGAACGCGAAATTCGGGTCGACTTCGTTGGCGTTGAATCCGTTCAGCGTAGGCACGATCAGGCTCCTTCCTCAGTGGGTTCAGCGATCTGACTCAGCGGGTTCTCGCCGCGCACAAACGCGGCGTAGAGGCGGTAGTCCAGGGGAAACTCGTCCGGCAGGCCGAGGCGGTTCTTGGCGACGTGCGCCGGGCGCTCGGTGGTGCGGATGATCCGCTCGCCGGTGCCGATGCCCTGTACGCGCTTACGGTCGAAGCCCTCGTTGGTGGTCTTGGTATGAATGCGGTAGGTGGTGAACAGCACTTCGTCGCACCATTCCTGGACCAGCGCCGAGGCCAGCTTCTGCAGCCGCGGACTGTAGCGGTCGTAGGTGTCCGTTTCGGGGTTGGCGAAGCGCTCGATCTGAGCGTGGGCGAGCAGGATGACGTTCATGCCGCGCTCGTTGCGCAGCGCGTCGAGGCCCTGAAGTACCTCGCGCCAGTTCGTGAGCGCGAACACGTAGCCCTTGCCGTAGCCGATGTCCTCGATGCTCTCGACGCCGCGTTTCTGGCAGACCTCGGCCCAGATCAGCCGTTCGAGCCAATCCACCGAATCGATGACCACCGTGCGGTATTCGTGTGGCTCGGTGTACAGCTCGCCCAGGGCCGCGATCACGTCGGCGTACTTCCCAGCCAGGGGAAGACGCTGGCAGTCGATGTCGGTCAGGCCGTCCTCGGTCTGGATGAAGATCGGGGCCTCGGCCATCGAGCCGAACGTGCTCTTGCCAACGCCGTGCACTCCGTACAGAAGCGTGCGGCGTGGCGCCGCCACGCGCCCCCGTTGCACCTGTTCCAGCAGTTTCATCAGATCGTTCTCCTTCGTCGTAAGATCACTTCGTTCTCTGTGCGTCCGGGTCCGGGGCCGCGCCCGGTCCCGCCTTGCCCTCCGTGGCCGGGACGCTTCGGCGGTCCGGCCCCGGGCCCGGGCTCACAGTCGATCGACCAGCCGCATCGACTCGTAGCGCGTGAACCAGTCGCCCGTCTCGCGGCAGCGCCGCAGGTCGGTCATCGCTTCCTCGTTCTCGCGCTGCGCCTGGTCAAGCACCTCGGGCGTGACCTGCCAGACGCCGCAGCGGTACGGCTCCCGCTTTTCGACCGCGACGATGTGCACTGGCAGAACGTGGCCCGAAGCCTGGGAGACCAGGGCGCGGTAGAACGCGACCTGATGCAGATAGCCGAACGCGCGCATCGAAAGCTCGAATGAATCGATCTCGTCGGCCGTTTTCAGATCGACGATGCCGCGACTCTCGACGGGATTGATCCAGTCGATCCGCGCCTGGCAGCGGTGCCCTCCGTACTCGCAACGAACCACCCCCTCGGCCACGCCCTCGGCGAGCAGTTCACGGGCGTAGATGT